CGAAGTTTATCGCCACCCTGATTTGTGGTGCCACGTATGGATTGCTGGTTCAGGAGTCTCATACCAATGGTCAGCAGCACGTCAACCAGGTGACTTAGATGTCCTTATCGGTGTTAACTATATTCAATTTAGAAAAGCACATCCAGAATATGCTGGGTTATCGGATGTTGAGATTAGCAAAATGCTAAATGAAGATTTTCGTGAGTACCTACAGCCAGAAACAGAAGACTGGAACGGATATGAAGTTACCTTTTATGTCAATCCAGGTGCAACAGACATCCGTACTATCAACCCATATGCTGCATATGATTTAACTCACAATGAGTGGACAGTGTTTCCTGCTAAAGAAGGTGCACCTCACAACCCTGTTTGGGAAGAGTTGGCAAAGCGTGATTTTAAGATGGCAGATGACATTGTTACTCGTTACACGGATGCACTTACTAAATTCCAACACTCCACTAACGATGCCGCACGTCGTAACGCAGAATTCAAATTGCAATCTGCCTTGATGCAAGCATCAGCCTTATTTGATGATATTCACCACACACGTAGGTACGCATTTAGCCAAGGTGGTAAGGGCTATAGCGACTACTATAACTACCGTTGGCAAGCAGGGAAAAAGTATGGAACTGTCCCAACCTTGCGAAAGATGTCTGAGTTCTGGTCAGCATACAAAGCACAAGAAGCAGATGAGACCTATGGCGTTGAACTGCCAGATACTCAGACCCTAATTAGGAGAGCGGCTACATACCGAGCAAAAGGATAAACTATCAACATACTTCTATCACTAGACGGCGTACTAAGTTCGGAACAAGGAGAACCAATCCGAGCAGGAGTCGTTCTCTACTATGCACTTAATAACGGTCACAGAGTAGCCCTTATGACTAGCCGTAATAAGGCTGATGCTGAACACTGGTTGGCTTCTCACGGCATTGTAGGGTATGACGATTTAGTAGATATCTCCTTTCATTTAGAAGGCGAAGATTTAAAGAAGCGTCAGTTTGTTACCTCTCGTTCTCGTGCCCCAATTGAAATGTACGTTGATGCTGACCCATCCATGTGTGCATGGGTATTTGAAGAGCAACAGGTACCTGTTCTTTTATTTAGCAATCCTCTTCACGCAAAGATAGAGAACCGCCCAGATGCTCCAAGTAAGGTTCGCAAATGGAGCGACATTGAAGAGGCTATTAACCGAGTCAATATTGCCAAAACCCGTGAGTACACCAAAAATACTCCAGAGATAGGCGAGTGGAGTGACTAGGCTCATATTCTCAGGAGCAGAAGTTGGAAGTAACCGTACTCTTTTAGAAGGTATGAAAGTTGATACGATGGGACTCAACTTTTATGCGTTAAAGAAAAGAGGTTTGCCCAAGACAAAAACTTGGCTTATTTCAGAACACTTTACTGAAGATACCCAGGTCATCATTGAGTCTGGAGTACAGCAGGCAGAACGAGATGGCTTGTCTAAAGAAGAGTTAATTTCTTTAGCAGCCGATTATCAAGAGTTTCTGGTTGATAACGCTGACCGAGCCGCAGCATTTATAGAGTTTGATTCTCAGGTTTTAGGGCTGGAGTGGGTAGAAAATCAGCGCCCCTTTTTTAGTAACGACCCTAAACTCTGGGTAGTCTGGCATGAGGAATACCGTATGCCCTACCTCAAAACTCTTTCAGAGGCTTACCAGAACGTCGCTATACCCAATGGTGAGATAGAGGCTGTAACAAGCCTAGCAGCCGTTACAAGGGTATATGAAAGGGAGTATGGGACTAGGTTTCATGCCCTTGGATGTGCCAAGCCAGACAACCTGAGACAGGTACCATTTGCAACAGCAAGCACATTGTCATGGCTGTCTCCCATGAGAAGAGGAGAAACAATCGTTTGGGATGGGCAGAGGATTTCTCGTTACCCCAAAAAGATGAAGACCCAAGCAAGACCTCGTTACAAGTCCATCGTAGAGAAGGCTGGACTGAACTATTCTGACTTTGTGCAAGATAGTACCCTCGAAGCGACTAGAGTAGCCATCTGGTCATATAAGCAATTGGAGTTATCCATGGATAAAAAAAGCCCTAACTTTCACATTATTGAGGGTGGCAAAGAAAAGAAGTTATCTGATAACAGCGATGAATTGATGACGGGTCTCGGAGGATTTGAGTTCGCCACGTCTGATAACAGTGAGGTCGAGACACGGAAAAAATCTGCCCCTGAGATAGTACAAAGAGACCCAGATGAGGTTCAAAATCTCCCTGTCTTCGGTTACAAGATGAAGACAATTGTCGATACTGATGAGAACGGGCGGGATGTTCTAAAGGATGTTCCAGTTGTCCACAGCCAGCAAAGTTCTTTACGCCAATGCGATACTTGCTTTGTTGCAGCCAATTGTCCAGCCTTTAAACCGCAGAATACTTGCGCCTTTAACTTGCCAGTTGAAGTAAAGACTAAAGAACAACTTAAGGCTTTGATGGTTGCAATGATTGAAATGCAGGGTCAAAGAGTTGCTTTTATGCGTTTTGCTGAAGAAATGAACGGCGGATACGCAGACCCCAACGTTTCTCAAGAAGTTGACAGACTAATAAAGATGGTTAAAGAAATTAATGACATGAACTCTGATAAAGAGTTTATTCAGATTACAGCACAGCGTCAATCCTCTGGTGGTGTCCTATCTGCCATCTTTGGAGACCGCGCCCAAGCACTTAAAGACCTTCCAGAAACTCTCAAAGAAGAATCAGTTACTAAAATTATTCAATCTTCTATAGAAGATTAGTTATCTGATAACAGTCCTTCTTTAGGGTTGAAACCTATGTTACCCCTTCTGGGCCCCTGGAGTGGTATCACTGTTAACAAGTGCATGATAGGTTCGGGCACTGCATAATACTCACACCCCATTATGGGGTATTTTACTTTTAATAGAAATGGTGGTCATAAATGGGATTGTTCTCCTTTGAATTAGCAACAGAGTTCACTGATAGTTACAAGGAAAAGAAAGCCCCATTTGGTTACCAAGATGCGGCTGGAAACTCTGTAGGAGAGATTACCTTTTTGCGTACCTATTCTCGGTTAAAGGAAGATGGTACGAAGGAAACTTGGGCAGAGGTATGTGAGCGAGTCATCAATGGCATGTACTCACTACAGAAAGACCACGCCAAACTTAATCGCCTTCCTTGGTCAGATGCCAAGGCAGCAGCCTCAGCAAAAGAAGCCTATGACCGTCTCTTTAATTTGAAATGGACACCACCTGGACGTGGTCTATGGGTTATGGGTACACCACTCGTTAATGAACAACGTAACTCTGCAGCGTTGCAGAACTGCGCATTTGTTTCAACAGGCTCCATGGTCAAGACAGACCCAGCCAAGCCATTTGCCTTTCTTATGGAAGCATCAATGCTTGGAGTGGGTGTTGGCTTTGATGATAAAGGAGCAGATAAGGACTTTAATATTTATGAACCACAAGAAGGTGACACCTATGTCATCCCAGACACTCGTGAAGGTTGGGTTGAATCAACAGCCTCCCTCATCAATTCCTACCTTAAGCCAGATACGAAGAAGCCAGTCTTTGACTATTCGCAAATCCGTCCAGCAGGTACTCCAATTAAAACCTTTGGAGGTACTGCGGCAGGACACGAACCGCTAGAGAAACTACATAATCACATCACCAGCATGTTTAGTGGTCGTGCAGGTCAGAAATTAACTCGTCGTGATATTGCTGACATTGGAAACATAATTGGTGTTTGTGTTGTATCAGGCAATGTACGCCGTTCAGCAGAGTTGCTCATGGGTCGTTTAGATGATGAAAACTTCTTGAATCTAAAGAACTATGAAGTAAACCCTGACCGCATGGCTTATGGATGGATGTCTAATAACTCTGTTGAAGTATCCGTAGGACAAGACCTATCTCCAATCATTAATGGCATCAGTCTTAATGGTGAGCCAGGAGTTATTTGGATGGATGTATCTCGTAAATATGGTCGATTGGCTGACCCTGAGAATAACAAGGATTGGCGCATTGCTGGATACAACCCTTGTGCTGAACAGTCACTTGAATCTTATGAGTGCTGTACATTGGTTGAAACGTATTTGAATCGCCACGACAATTTAGAAGACTTCAAAAGAACATTGAAGTTTGCTTACCTCTATGCAAAGACTGTTACTTTGTTACCTACACACTGGCAAGAGACCAATGCGATTATGCAACGTAACCGCCGTATCGGTACTTCTATCTCAGGTGTTGCTAACTTTGCTGATAACAATGGTTGGTCTGAACTTCGCACTTGGATGGATGAAGGGTACAAAGTTATTAAGCATTACGACATTAATTATTCAGAGTGGCTTGGTATTCGTGAATCAATCAAAACTACAACTGTAAAGCCATCAGGAACAGTTTCTATCCTTGCTGGTGAAAGTCCAGGAGTGCATTGGGCATCAGGTGGAAGACACTTCCTTCGCGCTATTCGCTTTGCAAACTCTGACCCTATGTTGCCACTATTTAAAATGGCGCAATATCAAGTGGAGCCAGCAAGTGAATCTCCTGATACCACAAGTGTTGTTTTCTTTCCTGTAAAGACCAATGCTAAGAGAGCAGAGAAAGACGTTTCTATCTATGAGAAGGTAGCACTTGCTTCTGCTGCACAAAGATACTGGTCAGATAACTCTGTATCAGTAACAGTTACCTTCGATGCTGAGAAGGAAGCAGAATCTATTGGGTCAGTACTGCACATGTATGACGGTCAGTTAAAGACCATTAGTTTCTTGCCTATGGGAAATACAGTGTATCCTCAAATGCCATACACCCAGATTACTGAGCAAGAGTATGAGGACTACACAATGAAGTTGTTTCCTATTGACTTCAAGGGAGTTTATGCTGGTATGGCTGCTGATGCTGTTGGTGAGGCTTATTGCACTACAGATGCTTGTGAAGTGAAGTTAATTAAAGATAATCAGTAATTAGTTACTGCGTGCTGCAGCAGAACGAAGGCGCTTCTTTTCTAGTTGCGCCTTCTGATTGGCTTTTGACCTATCTTTAGATGCTTTTGCATTGGCTTCTACTTGGGCTTGTTGCTTTGATAAGTTCCTATTAAATGGTCGAGAAGTATCTCTAATAACAGTAACGATGCCCTTTGGTTCAGGAGTTGTAACTACTTTTATAACGTGGTCTACGTTGTCAGGGTCACGTGCTTCATGGAGAAGATTGCCATTTGGTTGCTTTGTAATAACTCCATTTTTAATAGTATGAAGCGCAAGAGGATAAGAAACGTTACGTTCGAAAGAACGGTCTCCAGCGTGTCCTGATGCAGGTAATGTCATAGGTATAAGGGTACAAAAAAAGCCCCACTAGCACTTGGCTAATGAGGCTTTTGCTATTGCTTTTACTTATTAAGTGGTGCGATTTTTACGAATCCAGTCTTCTTTCGGTTCATCGAACCTGGCTTCTTAAAGCCTGAACCTTTCGGCATACCCGCAATTCTTGCTTCTAATGCGGCTTTGATTTTCATTTGGTTCTTGTGTGCTCCCACTATCTTCTTCTCCTTTTTGTATTGCTTTGACTTGTAAGGATACTTCTTTAGCCATTGTTGTACAACTGCTGTATGAGTTCCTTTCCAAGGCTTCCAGTTCTTACCATAACTGCTCATCTCGTAAGCAACTGTGGCATTAACTACAGGATTAAGCAACTGTTTGTTGCTTGTTAGGTGATACAAGGCTCTACGAGTAGTTCCTAGGTTTCCAATCATGTTGATTTGGAATAGTCCATAGGACTTATCTCCTGTCCTTCGGTTGCCATTGAAATCAAGAGGGCGACCTTGTGACTCTTTCTTCGCTATAGCCCATGCTTCAGGTAAGGCTTTGCCTTTGAACCCGACTGCTTTAAGAAGAACTACTAGGTCTTTATCCGTTAAGGATTTTGCCCCTTCGAACTTCTGTAGAACTAATGCGTTTGCTTTTTCGGGGGCTATTGCTGGTTCGGCTATTCCTACTCCTAGTGCTATTGCTAGAATTGGGCTTGTTAATAGGCTGGTTAGCACAACCTTCCCGCGTGTTGTTAGTTTCATAATCACTCCAAATAGTCATTAACAACCTCGGCTGCCTTTGACTGCTGGTGACGTACTCGGTGTAAGTACCTTTCGGTCGTTGTGATTGACTGATGACCTAAACGCTCTTTGACTTCATGGACATCTACGCCCTTCTTTAGAAGAAGTGTTGCGTTAGCGTGTCTGAGGTCGTGCGTCTTGGGATACCAGCCAATACCTGACTTGGTTATGGCTTCGTTCCAAATGGTTCTCCACCTGTCACGAGGCAGATAATCGTCGCTTTTGCTAAGGCTTTTGCTATTGCTTTGGCTTTTGCTAAGGCTTTGACTTTCTGCTTTGCCTTTGGCTTTGTCCTTTCTGTATTGGTGGCGGTATTCCTTAACCGCTTGCTGACAGGCTATACACCTGCACTCGCCTACATTATAGGAATAGACACTCCCATGTCTAAACGTTCGGCTTCCCTTGGTGTATGGCTTACCTAGGCTTTTGCTAGGGCTTAC